CACCTTCACCTTCAGGCGCTTCTGTATTATCGCCTTGTCCTTCTTGTCCGGCAACCTCTTGTGGCTCTTCTTCGTCTTCTTGTACTTCTGGCCAAACAACATTAAGAATATCGAAACGATCCTTCAAGTCAAACAAAATCTCACCAATATCAGGAATACGTCCTTCGTCATTGTGTGAGTCGTCTGGATTAGATAGGAATTGTTGAAGAGCTTTTTCAAACTCTTCTGCTTGTTCGCCCTTGACTGTTACACGGACTATACCGCCGTTCTCATCTTCAAGGCCAAACGTTGATGAATCATATTGGTGATCGATATCGTTGCGCTTATCGAGAGCCTTTAACTTTGAGAATACTTCGGCACTATCAAAGTTCTGCTTATCTTGTCCCATGTTTGCGTTGTTCTGTGGGGAAACTTTTCCAATCTCCGTAAGCATACCGTAGGCTTGCTTGTACTCAACAATCGGTTTTGTAGCTGTTTTCTCTATCTTTGTAGCTGTTTTCTCTATGCGTGCTTCGAACCATGTCTTGAGACGAACAGGTCCCTTCTTTTTCTTTGAACCAGCAACTTTAGGCATTTGACGCTTGACCATACTACCAAACAATGAACCACGGAAACCTGCGATAGAACCAGCACCAACGGATCCGCCGGCGGCACCACCTGCTCCACCACCAGCACCACCTCCGCCTCCACCACCCCCGCCGCCATCCTCAAGCAAGTTCACATCTTTAAGTAGACTCATATTGATATCCTCAAACAGTATGGCGTATTTATGGCTAAAGAAAAATCCCCGACCTCTTTCGAGGTGGGGATCGTTTCTTATTGGACTGCGAAATTAAGCGGCTGGTGCTGCTGGTGCTGCGTCTGCTGCTGTTGCATCATTGGCTGCTGGAGCTGCTGCCGCGGCTGCTGCCGCTGCATCGTCCTGCTCCTTCTTCAATGCTGCGCCAAGCTGGTTTTGAATGTCGGTAATTGCTGCACGGACCTTCATCAAGTCAAGCTGAGCGTCGACTTCTTCTTGACGCCACGTGTCAAGAACTTGGACCATCTGTTGAATTGCTGGGCTCAAATCAGCGACTACCAATGATTGGTCGTCGAGTTGAATTGTTGTTGTTTGTGTTACTAGCATTATAGATCTCCTTTAGAGGTTTAGTTAAATTTTATGAATTATTAGTATTCATAACGTCAAGCAAAGTCGTGTATTTAGTAGATTGCTTACCATTCTTGTTGCTCTTACTAAATGCGTCTTTTATTACATTCCCTTCATCGTCCGGCTCATTGGCTGGATTAGAAATTCGAAGGTATTTATTATCCCACTTGAGGTAAAAAACTTGACCTTGGGCATCACTACTTCTTGCCTTTAGAAAGCTCATACCCATTTCCCCGCTTGCTTTCATTGTTGGATTCCAAATGATTGAGAGAGCCCAGTCAACTGTGTTCAACTTTGAAATACCACCAGCAATGTGACTTTGATCGTGTTCGGCAGCCTTGATAGAATCTCTATTTAGTTGAGATGCTGTTGCCCCCATTGCATTGTAATCAAATAGTATGTCCCGGAATTGTTCAGTTGATAATTTGTCTTTTGTAAAGACATCGTTCATATCAACTTTCTGGTTTGGACTCATCAAGTCCAAATAATCGACGACGATTAAATCAGGCTTATACCCATACATCAATTCAAACTCTTTTAGATATGCTCGAATCTGATTTGAATTTGTTCCTGATGGAAGTCTCTTGATAACAAGCTTTCCAATATGTTCTGAATACTCACGAATAGACGAAGTAATCTCTTGATAATTTTGTTTCCATGCAACAGTTGGTATTCCAGTAAATGCTGTATCAAATCGTTGTGCAACCATATCTTCTGACAATTCCAAAGAGATGTATAACACATTCAACTTTTGAACTAACATACTAATAGAAAGATTCAACAATGTGATTGATTTTCCGCCACCAGTATTTGCTGCAAAGAGAATAATTTCTGATCGTGCAAGTCCACCACCAATTCCCTTGTCGAGAGATTTTAACAACGTTGGAGTTCGTGGAGGTTGTTGTAGCATCTTTTCGAATCGAACGAGAGGATCGTCAAAATAATCAAGTCCCAAGTCTCGTTGTAGTGATACCGAAACAGCATCTTTGATTAACTGTTCAATTTTACCAGCGTTGCTATTCTCGTCGTCCATCAAGCTTGCACTTTCGACCACAGCTGTTTCAATCGCCTTTGATCTACAGAATCGTTCAAGTTCATTCGTTAGATACTTTATTTGATCGGATGTAATCTGGTGATGTTCAAGTTCGATATTACATTCAGCAGCAATTTGCTTTGTGTCTGGAGTCGTATGATATTCATCATAATACTTATCCATAAACTCAGCGACCTTCCTGAGCTCAACGTCAAAGTACTTTGGCTTGATAATAGATTTACAGATCGCATACGTATCTCGTGACGAAATCAAATATTCGATCAATAGCTTTTGTTTTGGATTTACTTTGCTCATTGGTTTATTCTCGTTGTTGTTCAATAACTATAGCACAACAATATAGGTTATGCAACAAAGAGGATCTGTGGATAGGTTGACTTAATGATAGAGTTTGATGCAATTGCATTCTTTTGTGAGTAGAAAATTTGAGGTAATGTGTTACTAATTGTTGCAATATCAATGTACTGATTGAATATTCTATCATACGATGTATATGGTGAGTTAGCCAACAGAATTAAATTTTGATTTATTTCACTCGAGACGCCTTGGAAATAAAATGTTGATCCATTAATAATTGCACCAGATTGAAATGCACTTGCGGCTGATGGATGTGTTACGAGGTTGAAATTTTTCACGTAAAAAGTTTTACCATTAACGAAAATTGTTGGTTGAGGCTGTGGTGGATTTGTGGGTGAAACATACCAAGGCGACTTTACTCCGCTCGTTGAGTAAGGACCAACAGCTGTATATGTTACTGTAACTGGTACCGTGCTATTATAGACGATACTAAACGTTGTTGCTAATGGATCTGTTGTTGCTATTGACATTGAACCATCCCCTGATAACTGGAACGTTGTTGGAATGGCAGCGGTTGCTATGTTTGTTGTTCTAGCGCTCGCCAATGCAATGCATTGTGCAACACCACTAATCGCATTGTCGAATGTTAATTGAACAGTATTGAAATCAATTAGCGTTAATGTCTTGTAAGGAACTTGTGTATAGACCGTTTGTTTATTAACAAGAGCTGTCGTATATGCTTCAACGATTGGCTTCGTATTTAAATTATGATTGATTGTCCAAACCGTTGATGTGATCGGTTGTGTAAAGTTATACAACAGCCCCTTCTGTGTCCAATCGTTCAATCCCGTTACTTCTGGTGGAATTGCACTGACTTGATTAGCAACAGACTTCTGCATTATCTTATGCAACTGTCCTCTGCACTTTTCTGTAATCGTACAGCTGTATAATGTATCGAGTCCATATATATTTTGAGCAACACGAATGCTACGAAGACACGTATCACAAGCATAAGCAACTTGACCAGTCGTTACAATCAATGGCATATTATTTTCCTATCATTTCAAGCAGCTTACCATACTCGGGCATTGTGCGTTGACGAACAGCAAAGAAGTATGGAACATCATATACAATAATCTCACTTTGAGATTGTATTGCTTCCATCAAGTTTTCGCGTGTGTATGTATATTTAATTGAATCGGTAATAAAATCAATCGCTTTAGAACCATCAAACTCATTAACCAAAGTCTCGATTGCTTTTTTGTAATCAATGGCTGAATTTTTTACTTGCTTGCTGTAGATGTACTTGTAACCATTGATTGGAAAAATGTAAAACGTTTCTTGAAGAACTTCTCCTTCAATAGGATGTGCATAAGCAAAAACAGCTCGCGACGCGAGCTTGCTGTATTCGTGTTCGAATGCTTGTGTAAGTGCCGTTTGGAGAACGCCATCTTGTTTGCGTTGACGAACTTTGACTTTTTGGAAATCATTATAGTCAATCGGCAATGGCTTATAGAGAGGACACGTACGTGCCTCTTGGAGAAATTGACTGCAGTGTTCTTTTAGAAGAATTAGCTCTCTTGAACTAACACAATGGTTGAGCTCAATAATCTCATCAACGAACATAGATACCCCTTAATTTGAGGTATTTATGTCCGTTTGATGGTGGAAATTACGCCTTTTGAGTCTTTGCTTCTTCTGTAGCTCGAACTTGCTTGAGAACGTCATCGATGTGCTCATTACACGCCTGGACGTTTTGTTGCAGCAGAGCACGGGGGCCTTGCATTACTTCGTTAAGACGATATGCAAACTCCGTATCGAGACGATACGTCAAGTTTGGACCACTGCTTTTTGAGCGGAATGCCCGCTCGAGGGGATTTGCTGCTTTGTTGTAAGTTGCTACAAGGTGACGAACAATAGAACCAATATCTCTTTCTTTCTTAACGTCTTCAGACATTTTTATACTCCAGAAAGATTAATAAACCCAAATTAATGGGACCGATATGTTTACAAACGTCGTAAACAAGCACTATCATCTAACATCGTGAAAAGACAGGCAACTGTTGATTGGGCACCTTGTACACAAGGATAATGTTAGTTGAGTTTTAACTTCTAATGTAAATAGAACCCACGGAGATTTTATGATAACAAACAAATGGGACCAACGATATCTTGAATTAGCAAAGCATATCGCTTCATGGTCCAAAGATCCAAGCACAAAAACAGGAGCCGTAATCGTTCGTCCAGATAAAACCGTTGCGTCAATTGGTTATAACGGATTTCCAAAAAGCATGCCCGACAACGATAATCTCTATGCAAACAGAGATGAAAAATATAGTCGTATCGTTCATTGTGAAATGAATGCGGTGCTACATGCAAAAGAGCAATTAGAAGGATATACACTATACACATACCCTTTCATGTCTTGTGACAGGTGCTTTCAGCACATGGTACAAGCGGGAATTACAAGATTCGTAGCACCAGTTGCTACACAAGAACAACTAACACGCTGGGGTCCAGCATTTGACAAAGTTCGTCAATATGCAAGAGAATGCAGCGTTGAATTAGTAGAGGTACAATTACAACAAGAACAAGAAGGAGAAGTAAATGGCAATGGATCTACAAGCAATGAAGAAGGAACTAACCCAAGCGCAAAAGGTAACAACAACGTTTGAAGATACTTTCTCAAAAGAGGTGTGGGAAACAACGTACAAAGATCATAATGATCAAACCGTCGATGATACAATATTTCGTGTAGCAGCGGCAGTTGCGTCAGTAGAAAAGACGCGCGACAAGCAAGAAGAATGGACAGAAAAGTTTTACCATTTGCTATCAAATTTCAAGGCAACAGCAGGTGGTCGAATTTACGCAAATGCAGGAACAGAGTGGAACGGCACAACATTAATGAATTGTTATGTTGGTCCTCGCGTTGAGCACGATGCTGATAGCATTGATGGAATTTTTGAACACCTTCGCTCACAAGCCCACACGTTGAAATCAGAAGGCGGATGGGGAGAGAATTTTTCCTATCTACGTCCTCGTGGTGCATTCATTCACGGCATTGGTGTTGAAACGCCTGGTGCTGTCAAGTATATGGAATTGTTTGACAAGGTTTCTGAAATCATTACAGCTGGATCAGGTAAGAAGTCTGCTGAGAAAAAGGCAAAGGGAAAGATTCGTAAGGGTGCTATGATGGGCGTCCTTGATGTTTGGCATCCAGATATCATAGAGTTCATTACAGCAAAACAACAGCCCGGCCGTTTGACAAAGTTCAACGTCTCTGTTAATTGTACAGATGAGTTTATGAATCGTGTTGTTCGTATCATTGAGATCGATCGTCAGCTTGTTGATGAAATGGCAATCACTGAACCAAATAGTGATCTAATTGCTCAACTGCACACAGAGCGTGATGCTCTTGATCAATGGCAATTGGTATTTCCCGACACAAAACACCACGCATACAAGTCTGACTGGCGCGGTGATATCAAAGCGTGGAAAGCGTTAGGATATCCCGTTAAGGAATACCAAGTTGTATCGACAATGCAGTTGTGGAACTTGATCATGGAAAGCACATACAATCGAGCAGAACCTGGCGTTCTATTCCTTGATCGTGCAAACTATTTCGGTCCCTTGAACTATGCTGAAACAATCTATGCAACAAATCCTTGCGGCGAACAAACGTTAGCACCAGGTGGAGTTTGTAATCTGGGATCATTGAATCTAACGCAGTTTATTGAAGACGGTTGCTTTGACTATGACATGCTTGAAAAGTATGCAAAGTATATGGTTCGTTTTCTCGACAATGTTAATACGTTGACATCTGCTCCTCTTCCACAATACGAAAATAGTATTGAACAAAAACGTCGCATTGGTGTTGGTATTCTTGGATGGGGCTCATCTTTGTATATGATGAAGGTTAGGTTTGGATCAAACCGCGCCGCTCAAATTCGTGAAGATGTTATGAGCACAATTGCAAGAGCAGCATATGAAGCTTCTATTGATCTTGCAATGGAAAAGGGAATGTTTCCAATGTGTGATCCTGTCAAGCATTCACAAGGACCTTTCATTAAGAGCCTTGGCTTGTCAGAACAATATATGAGTAAATTATACAAATATGGTATCCGTAATAGCTCTGTTCTTTCTATCCAACCAACTGGCAACACATCAATCTTTGCTAACGTTGTATCGGGCGGTCTTGAGCCAGTGTTTATGCACGAGTACATTCGCACAGTAATTGTTCCAACGGTCCCTGACGAATTACGTGAACTAACACCAAAGTGGTTTGAGGGTGCCTGGCATGAAACGGATCTATTCAAGCTTACAAAGGAAGGCGATGAAGAAATTCTCAAGGGCGTCTTCAATGGTACGACATATAAAATTGATAAGAATCGTGGTCTAACGAAAGAAGTTCTTTGCGAAGACTATGGCGTTCGTCATATGAAGCGTCGAGGTGAGTGGGACCCAACTGCTGACTGGGCTGCAACGACAACAAGCATGGCTGTTCAAGATCACGTTGAAGACTTGAAAGGATTCGCTCGATGGGTCGATAGTGCAATGAGCAAGACGGTCAATGTCCCAAATGAATACCCATTTGAGCAATTTAAAGACATTTATCTTGATGCATATAGATCCCAATATGTCAAGGGCGTTACAACATATCGTGCTGGTACAATGACAACCGTTCTTGCTGCTAAGGACGAAAAGAATGCAACAGTTGATGACGAAGAAATTATTTTTGAAGACGTTAAGTTGGTCGACAGTGCTCCAGCAACGATGAAGACACTTCGTGCAGAAGGAAAGAAGTGGTACCTAACAGTTATTTGGAATCAAGAGCAGACACGTCCGTTTGGTTTCTTTGTTCATACGAATCATTATGAAAAGAATGTATTGACACAGGACGCTGTTGAACGTCTAACAGAACTTGCTACTCGTAAAGGAATCCCACAACGACATATCGATTCTGTATTGGAGAAGATATCAGCTGACAATAACCCAACAAAGGTTGCACGTTTAATTAGTTTGTTACTACGTCATGGCGTGTTGATCAAGAATGTCGTCTTTGCTCTCGACAAGGTCGAAGATGTGTTTGTTGGCTCTTTCGTATTTCAGATTCGCAAATTCCTTGCATCGTTTATTAAGGACGGTGAAAAGGTCGAAGGTGCGAAGTGCGAAAATTGTGGTTCACGTAACATCGTGTATAGCGAAGGTTGCTCGGTTTGTAAAGACTGTGGCGGCAGCAAGTGTGGCTAAATACGGGCGTTGACTAATAAGGGCAAATGAGTGATAATGGAATCACTATAAACAGACATAAGAGGCAATATTGTGGAAATGATGAAAACGTTTGAAGCGGTGCAGAAGTATAAGGTTTATGTTGATCTTGATGGCGTTCTTGTTGATTTTGACAAGTTCGCCAGGGAGGCAACGGGTGTCTGTCCAATGAAGGCATCAACAGAACCTGGATTGAAGAGCAAGTTTTGGGCTGGCGTCGATCGTTATATGCGAAGCGGTAAGCCATTCTTCTCGGCAATGAGTCCAATGCCTGATGCAATGGAGTTGTGGAATTATGTCAAGAAGTTTGATCCGGAAATCCTAACAGCAACGGGACACGTACAGACGCAAACGGTTCTCAAAGAAAAGCCTGAATGGGTTCGTAAACATCTTGGTGATCATATCAAAGTTAATATGGTTGCAAAAAGCTCTGAAAAGGCAAAGTTTGCAGGACCAAACGTGATCCTGATTGATGATCGTCGTAAGTCGATCGATCCATGGGTTGCAGCTGGTGGCATTGGTATTCTTCACAAAAACGCAGCTGATACGATTGCACAACTAAAGGAGCTTGGACTGTGAAGCTAAAGGAAGTTACAGCCCGTGGGTATTATGCATATGAGGTTCCCGAAGCAGTTCGGGAACGTCTTGCACAGATCATTCCTCCAAAGAACCCTGAATGGATTGGACACCACATCACAACGGAGTTCAATGTCCCATACAATCCAGACAATGATGGACTAACAGGAAAAGTTAAGGTGTGGGCTTATGCATACGAGGACGGACTTGATGCATTTGCCGTCAATGTCAATGGGGATAGCAAGCGATATGATGGGAAGCAACTTCACATCACGTGGTCTCTCGACCGCTCAAAAGGCAAGAAACCGGTTGATTCAAATGCCTTGATGGTAACGGCTAACTTCGCCAGTCTTGTTGGGAAAAACATTGTCTTTGAAGCGCCACTAAAGTTCTATCCTTTTTAGTAGCGTTCGTCGTCGAATCGCTGCTTATGGTTCATCTTTTGAAACTTTGGGGAGTCGTCATACTCCAAGTCCTCTTCGTCGAGTGATTCATTTGCCCACTCTTCGACAGACTGAAACCAACCACCTGTTAGTAAATCGTAAACTCTTCCGTCGCTCTGAATCTCTACGTCATACTTATCCATAATTTGCTGTGGCGTGAGATCACTAATCGTGTCGTACATATTCATTTGTAAACTTCCAAAGTCCTTTAAGGTGGTTAAGCGACTATTTATCACTCGCCGTCGTCATCGTTCATATTAAAGCCGACCTTACGATCAAAGTCGCCAGAACGAGGAACGTCGGACATCTTACGAAGACGCAATGCAGCTTGCTCGAAAGGAATCCCAAGAACTTGGACAGAGATAATCAATTCCTTAATATGAGCAACAGAAAAGTCCTTCGTCTCCTTAACCCAACGTTCGAGTTGGGATTTATTCAACTTCGGATTCTTCAATGCAATAAATGCACGACGGGCCTCAGGATTAGGCATTCCAATCTTTTGGACAACGTCAAACCGACTTGGACGATTGATAAATCGACGATCAAGACGCTCTGGATAATTTGTCGTTGCAATGAACACAACATTGTCGATTTGAATCTCACCGTCGAGGAGGGCGAGAAGTTCACTCTCACCATGCGACTCAATAATCGCGTCAATGTCTTCGAGGATAACAACAAGAGGACGCGTGCGTTCAACTTCACGCAACATTGTTAAGCCACGACCAGTCAATTCAGGATTGCTTGCAAGAATAGCAAGACCATCACGTTCGATGATCTTTTTCATAATCAATTGAATCGTTGATGTCTTACCAGAACCAGCAGGTCCCCAAAACATAAAGCCACGCTTCCACAAGAAACCAAACTCGCGGTAGTGTTCTTCCTTCGTCCAAAACAGCTCGATATCGCCAATGATCTTTTCAGACACGGTGTCGGGAAGGATAACAAGATCATCAATATTGATCTGCTTGCGTTCAAAGTAAATTCCAAGTTCGTTGCTTGCTTCAACAGAGTATACACCAGCCTCAAGTTGAGGAACAGCATCCTCACAAGGACGAAAACGCTTGCCACCATAGACAGCCCACTTCTTCAAGTTGCTGTGTGCATAAAGAAGATCCTTCAATGCATTCTCTACTTCTTCCATTTTCCCTCGGACGGTCTGTCCACGAATTGGCTGACAGTCGGCATCACGATCGTCCCCACTACCAACGCGCTTGTTGAATTCCTCGAGATCTGATAGTTCGCTCATTTATATTGTCCCTTATTATACTTTCCAAGTACTTCTTGAAGTTCAGTAATGTATACCTTACGACGCTTTGGTTCAGAAGCCAACAAATCCAAGTACAATTGAAGCTGGAGTTCACTTTCGTGGATCTTTGCTTCATTCTTCGCGTACTCTTCCTTTGTAAAACGATATACAGGAAGGTCAGCAATGTAGTCAACATTGACAATACCAAAGCTCTCGATCAACTCACGCAATTCACTACGGCTTTCTGCTTTTCGCGAAGCTTCATTGATCTTCTTATTAATAGCCGTACGGATATCATAGTACCGTTGAAGATCCTTTTTCAGGATATCATGCAAACGTTGATAACGATTTTCATACCACTTCAATCGCCAGTCGGTAAACTGACGAACCAAAGAAACAACACTTCCGCTAATAACAGCCTTACCGTCAAAGTCAAGAACGTTGAGGATTTCACTGTGGCGTACTGATAACCCCAACGTCTTCAATGTTTCGGTGTGATCCATTCCACGAAGAACGCCCTTCTTGAATGTGACGACGACGCTGATCACGTCCTTCGAACCATCTGTCCAGTCTGTAACGAGTCCCTTTTCATACAACTTCTCGAGACCATCGATAAACGATTCGTGAGCAAGACCAAAAGGCAGCTTTGTTACTCGAACAGTCGTTGCATTTACTTCTTCGTATTCACCATCGAAATAATAGAACGTCCCCTTCTCACCAACTTCGAACTTGTGTGCTGCATTATCGAGCGGTAGGAATACTGGCATTGGTTCCTTGATTGTCTTGACTCCATTCAAGTGTTGAATTTGAATCATAATCAAGTCTTCCAAGCTACGTGGAAGAATGTCTGTCTTAAACCCAATAGCAATACCTTCGCTCGGATTCAAGAATGCAATTGGAACAAGTGGTAGAAAGTGGACAGGCTCAACGTTGTGTCCATCATAACTCTCACGCATTGGAATTATTTCAATATCACGAAACACAACGTCTTGCGTAAACTTCGAAACAGCAGCGTGTGTGTATCGTGAAGCACCAAATGCGTATGGTTCGAGCAGTGTTCCAAAGGCACCATCACCAGTTAGCAGAGGAACATTGTTTCCATAGTGAGCAGCGAGTGTATTGATCGTTGACTCTGGCGCATCGTGTGGATGGATGTCCATTGTAAGACCAGCCAGCGTTGCTGACTTGTAGTTCTTACCATCACGTCCGATCCAAAGAAGTCTTCGAGCAGCATGCTTCAAGCCATCAGTAATGACTGGAATTGCTCGCGACTGCATAACATAAATTGAATATGCACGTCGTTGCGCTTCAATGTATTTTGATCCTTCGGTCATTGTTGCTCCTGTTGTTTATTCAACTGATTGATCCAACCGTAGTGGTGCGCATGTTCATTGGACCACGATGTCCCCCACGTTCCGCCTGTTGGTTGTCCATATAAATCTTCGTGCCTATCATACAAACGATTCATCATATCAAAATGTTTGCGGATCTTATCTTTGGTGTTCATGAATTCTTTATTCGTTCAGATAATATCCAAACCCAACGTTGCCGTTCAGAATACATTTGTCGTTGTTCGAAGTCAATACCTGCACCGTTGAGAACTGCATCGTCTTGTTTGTCGGCTACGTGAAATAACGTTTCGTAGTGTTTTTTGAGCTTTTCGAGCTTGTCCATTATACCACATCTTCGGAAGAAAGTCCACTAATAGATAATGGGACGGGAGCATATTCTGCGTCTCGAAGACCGTTAAATGTTGGTGGAACGGGAGCATACATTCCGTCTTTGTTGTTGAACGCTTCTGCTGCTCTTGCTGTTGCCCACTCATAGTGTTCTTGCAGTTCTGGACTCATTGGCTTCGTTCCATGATGCGTAAGTGCTGATAAATGCTGCCAATGCCAGTATACCTTTGGCATTGTTTCTCTTTTATCTGTTGGGAGAATAAATTCCTTTTTAGAATACAATGTCATCGTGAACAGCCTTCAACATCTCGAACGCAGGAGCGACGAGATCCTTTACTTTCTTTGGTCGATAGTCAGTATGCTCAACACACATATTGACACTCTGTGGATGACCGGTCAAGTGCGTGTGAATGTGCCCATGAATGTTGATCATTCGCAGAGGAACTTCTGGACGCATTGGATAGTGTGTGAATGCAAGTTGCCACTTCTTCTCAACAAAGAAGAACAACTTCGTCAAGTGTATCTCATCAAAGCACTCAACGATACGACCCATCTTACCGTTCTTGTCAATGTCGTGATTGCCAATGATCATTATCTTATAACCAGGGAGAGCATTGATGTTGTACAACAACTCTTCGTTTCGAGTAAAAGCAATATCACCACCGAAGATAACGATGTCATCTGGCTTGATAATTTCCTTATAGTTGAACAACAACATTTCATTCATGTGTTCCTTACTTCCAAATGGACGATTGGAATACTGAATGATATTTTTGTGATCGAAGTGAAGATCACTCCATGCATAGACATTGTCTGCAAGAGGATCAAATTCCTTGTGTTCTTTATGCCCACGAAGACGTGGAAGTTGTTCGTTTAACTTCTCCCAGTGCTTGATATCCTTTACCTGACGACGACGGACGATCTCACCTTCGTCGTTGGTGTAGACTTCTGGTTTGTATATGTTTGAGATATACAAATCGTTAAACAATTCCTGATGCGTCACGTTCATGTCGAGAGCCATTCTTTTCTCTTGTCTGCAAGTTGATCGTCGAACAGCAACTTCAAAGTTTCTTTCATTTTGCCGTCGACATCGATAACAGGAATCATTGTGTCTGTCTTTCCAGACAGGATCATTTCCCAGTCTTCACGAACCATACTACCAAGTCCTTTATAATAACGGACTTCGTAGCCCTTGTACTTGTCCTTCACCTTCTCATAGTCATCACGTCGAGCAAAGTGAATACGCTGCTTTCCTTTGACCAAACAAATATTTGGAGCAACAAGACGATGAACGATTGGTTCATAGTTCTTGTCAAACAATTCTGGCCAAAACTGGAAGAACAAATTAACCAACAATGTAAAGATATCATCTCCGTCAAAGTCAGCGTCAGTTGCAACAACAATCTTTCCGTATCGCAATTGACTACGCATTGCCTTTTCACCAGGTGTCAAACCAATCGCTGCAAGAAGATTTGTAATCTTTTCCATCTTCAACAGCTGTGCAACAGTGATGCCGTATACGTTGTTCACCTTTCCCATCAATGGGAGAGCTGCAGTCGTAACTGGATCACGAGCTTCGCTAATCTTTGCCTTTGCTGAATCGCCTTCTGTGATCAGCAACTGACAATTACTACGAACAGTGCTTGTTGCATCTTGCAACTTTGGAATACGACGTCCAAGATTTTTCTTGTGTTCCTTTGTTGCTTCTTTATCAGCTTGAGAGTGATGTCGATCGTTCGCGCGCTCAAGAACAGCATCAAGCCAAGTCTGATTCTTTGATGCAAATTTCTTGTATTGCTCTGCAACCATTGCTTGCAGTTCATTGCGAAAATTAGGACCAGTCAAACGAGTCTTTGCTTGACTATCGTAAGTTGGTTCCTTGATCTTCAACGTACCAAAGATTAGCATATCACGCTTGACGTCATTTTTCGTAACTTCGCAACCGTTCTTCTTTGCATCCTTTTTTAACCATTCGATTGTAGCGTCGTTGAATGCATTGAAGAATTGCGTATTAATTAAACCACCATCAAACAACAAAGAGCTATTTACCCATGTGAAAATACTTTCGTCCAAACCCTCATACAAGTCTTGAACGATAAAAAACGTTCCTTGAATGTTTGAGTGATCAATTTCGAACTTATAGAAATTGCATCCATATTGCTTGAGTAGATCCTCAAGACCATTCTTGAATTTGTATTTTGCTCCGTTGCATTCGATCGTAAATCCTGGATTATTGAATGCAAGCTCAACTCCTCGATTTTGTAGCAATTGATCAGGAATTGTAGGCTTTAAGAACACTTCTGGATCGAGCTGAAATGATACTTCTGTTCCAGGGTGGTGAGCTTCTGCAGTTGTAATAGATGGCTTTGAAATCTTCAAGCCACCGTTCTCAAACTTCTGGATATAACGCTTCCCATCACGATAGATAGTTGTATGGAACGTTGTGCTACAAGCAACGACGCAAGAGCTGCCAACGCCATTCATGCCAATGACACCAGTCTCGCGCTCGTCGAAGTTTCGACCTGAACGTAGAGAACCGAACACAACTTCTGGTGTGTATTTTCCACTTTCGTGAACGTCGATAGGAACACCACGCCCGTTATCTTTCACACTGTACATTCCTGTTGCAGCGCTACCTTCGATAACAATCTTCTTTGCAGACTGATCGATCTGTGTCAGCTCATCGACGCTGTTATCAATAATTTCGCCGATCGCTTTGTATACGGCAGGAATGAATGACATCGTCTTGATCGCAAACCCATCGTCTCCGAAAATAGGGACGTAGGCTTCGACAACAGTCGTATTTCCCAAATAGACGTTCGTCCGTTTACGAACGTGTTCGAAGTCGGTAAGAACCTTAATGTCCTTACCTGTGTAAGATGTTTTACGGGGCATTTGCTGTCCTTTTATTGAATTAGGATAACAGCATACATCAAATGATTGAGTTTGACAACCCAGCCTTTTTCTCAATTATGGCATTTAAGCGCATCAGGTTGTATTGCATCATTTCATATATTCGATGTATTTGAGGAGAGCCATCGAGGCTCAATAGTTTTGATACAGTACCAATCTTCTCAACAAGAAGGTCGCGTTGCTTATATAGATCAGACAAAGACATCTCTGTCCACTTGTCAGCTTTTAATTCTCTTTCTGGTGGATCTTTGGATATATCCATTATGGCGTCTCCTTTTTATATGTATCGTATAAATTCTTCTGTCGATTCAATGTTTTCTTTAACTTGTCCTTCGTCCAACGGCGCTTCAATGGCATCCTCGATGGCACTCTTGCTAGCGCTTCATTCACACCTTTCAACAACTCTTCCAACGTTGTTTCTTTTTTCTTCCTTGTTCCAACGAGCTCCAAAAATTCATCGAGATCGTCTAATTCTTGCTTCTCTTTTTTGTTCATTGTATTCTCTTATGCTTTTGAACTAACTACTGCATCTAATGGTAGTCCAATCGTTCTTGAAATTCTACCTTGCCATATCAGGAATGATTTTCCATGACACGTTTTATCATTTGTTGCTCTATCAAACTTTTGCTGCCAAGCGTGAACCATTTCGTGAACGAGAACGATAATAAACAACCGACGTGTCGGCATTGTTGGATGGAAAGCAATATTGTACTCTTCACAAATATGACATCGATTTGGATCACATTGACTCCCCCACAAGTATGCATAAGAATCTGCTGCATCTCGAAGAAACTTCTTTGGAATGTGAACTTTTGCTGGCTCTTCAAGGTATCCATAAAATACCGCATCGTTAAGAATTCGCCACCAATATCTAACCAGTCGATCTGTAATTACAATATCTTTTTCTCGCCCTCGTTTTGCTACGTGTTGCTTAACACGATTTCGAGCTTGTTGCACCTGCATTTACTTTTCTCCGCAGTATATTTTGACTTTAGCAAGGGCTTCTGCGCCGCTGGATGTGTTATCTCGTATGGATTTCATAGTATATAGTATGCCATATCTTTCTACTGCATCGCTAACGTCAGTACAATCTCGGCTAAAGTCGGGCGTTGAAACAAGCCAATCCAAACTAACTCCTTGTTTTGCAAGACGAAATCCGTTCTTATTTCGGTCTGGAACAATAATTTTCTGTCGTCTACAACGATTTAACCACTGGATTTGGGGCGTTAGAATTTCATCACCAAACACAGCAACACCATTCAACAGGTGAGCGTCGAAGAATCCTTCACAAATGAACAATGGAATGTCGTCGTTGATATCAAGTTGATCGTATCCATACAGAACTTTATCACGTGGTTGAGCAACGCTAAGATATTTCTTCTGTCGTGTTCCACTCATATCTCTACCAAAGTAGTAGATCAACTTATTATCTTTGTAGATTGGAACAATGATTCTGCCAATCCACTTTTTTGCATATGAATCCGTTTCGTCAGCACGAGCAAGAAAATACTGATGACGTTGCCACTCGATATGACGATCTTTCAAGTACTGAATTGCTTCTTGAGCCCAGTCGTCATCTTTATCGTCTGTTAGCTTATAAAAGAATGAAGGAAGAGGAACTACATCTGGTTCAATTGGTTTTTCAATTCGAACATATGTACCACCTTCACGGTGGTTGACAAGGGCACTGAGGACAACCGGTTTCCAATCTACTTCTGCAATGCCAAAGTCGTTGAGGACTTCGATCATTTCTTTTGACATTGTTTGATATGTTGACGGAATGAATGCAGCTTTCTTTCCACAGTTGAAGCAGTGAAACCAAACTGACGCATCTTCAAAACGAAACGCTGCTCTTGATCCTTTGCGACCATGATCACAAGTTGCATGAACACACGACTGCCAACCAGATGCGTTTGGTCGCCTGGATAGCCTTACACGTTGTTCAATAACATCTTTGAGCAGAACTTGTTCCATTTTATCCTAAAAAGAAGAGTATGCTTTGTCAGCATACAACAACTTTATAGGGATGGAGACTTTTTAGCTCGTTTTCTTGGTTTAGGGGCTGGAACTTGCTCTTCACCATCAACAAATTCTGTTTCTGGCTTTGGTAGGACCTTAGCATTGTTCGTGTTATCGCGCTTAATCCGATCAAGACGTTTACGAATGTCAGCAGATGTCATCCAAATATCTTCACCTTTAATGACACGATCAAGTTCATCCTTTGATAGGAAAGGCGTATAAACTTTCTTTGCAATCGATGTAAACCATTTTACTGTTGAATGCAACTCTGCTAATTGTTCGTGTCCTTTACCAACAACACCACCGCGGAAGTTGTGGATCATCATCATACAGTTGTCATGTACAATCATCTCATCGCCAGACAAAAAGATCAACGTTCCAAGTGAGTAAGCAGTTGCTTCAAGAATCGTAACAATCTTTGCTTGCGATGATTGCATCGCGTTGATTAGTTGAACGCCTGTATCGAGACGTCCACCAGGAGTGTTCAAGTGAATGAAAATAACATCTGCAGGAGCTGCTACGTTAATGCGGTGGATGATCTCAGAGTACTGTTCAGGTCCTTTAATTTCTTGATTGAAATAAATGTGAATCTGTTGAGCAGAATACGTATGTTCCCAGATGTTGTATGGTTTATTTTTTGGTAGTATTGGAAACATCTTGTTGAAATCATCATCGTCGTCATCGCCATCGACTTTTGACTTTGGTGGACGAATTGTCATCTGATCTAAGTTTGTTTTATAGATGTATTCCATGTGTGCTCCTTAGTTGTTCGAAACTATTTATAGGAGAGGCACACCTAACCCCGCAGAAAATCAGGGTAAAAAGAGAGCGTCCGAAGACGCCCTCTTCCGTCGATTTCTTTGACAAGGCTCTTCACACCTCGTGCATGGTCTGTGTTTTAAGCAGCCATTGCAAATGCGCTATCGTTTGCATTTAACGTTTTATGCCGATTACGTCGGTCAACTCTCGAGCGCCTTCAGAACTATTTCACGCCAATCGATACCATGGCGGGCCCATTAGGAAATGCTGAAACGATATGCACGATGCGCGCTCATCATATCTACGTAGATCATACGTCAGCACTTTCTGGTGGACCCGTGGGGAGTCGAACCCCAGTCTTGTTCGTCTTTCATTAAGAAAGTTTACGCTGTTAAGTATATTTATACACGACCTTGAACAAAAGGTCAACAGGCTTAGTTTGGTAGACCGGAGATATGAAGCAACTCAGCATTACCAGCTGTCCAGAGATCATACTCTTGGGTGCCGTCGGGTGAACTTGTAGCGTTTGGAGGGATATCAGTGCCAGCAAGAATAGCGTGGCGAATTTTCATTCCGTCTTTTAATGAACCAACATTGTAGATCCACAACTCGTCAAAACCACCTTCTTCTGATTCGCGCTTGAATATTAGACGAGCACCCTTGACTGTACGAATTAAACCTTGACGATCTGGATCTTGATTCTGGCTTGCAACGGCCATCTGCTCTTGATCGTCGTTTTGCTCTTGATCCTGACCAACATCGCCAACGTCATTCTGCTGATCCATTTCTTGATCAGGAATCTGTGTTTCGTTGCCTTGTGGCTTGTTTTTGTTCGCATCCATGCGATCAAAGTCAGCGAGTTCTCGTAAAATGTTCATTGTGGCTCCATGTTGTCAAGTATTTATGACAGAACATCAGTCCAACGACAATACATCCATTGTGAGTTAGCTGGTTGATCTATAAGCTGAAATCCTTGTTCTTTGTAAAATTGAACAAGTCTTTCCATCGACATTAGCTTCGAGTTATAAGGCTGTGCTTGTAGGATGATATTTGCTCTCATTCCTATTGAACGAGTAATAACATCTTTCATTAGAGCAGCACCATATCCAAGGCCTCGATATGATTTTCCAACGTGAAACGATTGAAGTTGCCACCACGATTCATCATCGAGCCGTAATTCCTTGACTAATGTCCGTCCTTTATTAGTTAGACGAGTCAAACAATACCCACCCTTACACTCTGGAGCCTTTACAACAATATCGTAGTAGTCGTCTATCTTGAATGTTGTTTTCATTTTAGGACAAGGTTATTCCGAAATTGTTCTGTGCAAACTTCCCACGTAAAGTTATCTAACACGTACTGACGACAGGCATCTGCTTCAGCCCACGAAGCGCTTTCAATTGCAACCTCAAGATTTTCTGATAGATAACCAACGAAAGGATAGATGGAACTTACTCGTGGGATGATTCCTCTCATATTCGGTTCAGGATATCCAGCAACTGGTGTTCCACACGCAAGTGCTTCAACATTAACAAGTCCAAACGTGTCTGTTTTCGACGGAAATGCAAACACTGCAGCACCAGAATAATACTTTGCAAGAGTTTCACCAGTTTGTGTACCTGCAAAATATACACGAGGATATTTCTTTTCTAATCGAGCACGATCTGGTCCATCACCAACAACAACTTTCCTGAACGAGATGTCTGCGTTCAAGAATGCTTCGATATTCTTTTCTTTTGAAACGCGACCAACATATAGAGCGTAATAACTTTCATGTTGTGGTTTTGGATATGGTTTAAATAAGTCAGTGTCAACGCCCCGCGACCATAATTTAGTATTATAGATTCCACGCTGGTTCAACATCTGACATAGTGGTTCGTTCGGAACCATCACGCACGCCGATCCTTCATGAAACCACTTGAAGAATTTGTACGTAATAAAAAGTGGTATATGATAACGCGCTTTGAGATACTCAGGAAACATTGTGTGATATGCTGTCGTATATTGATAGTTCAATCGCTTTGCGACTCTTTTTGCGATGATCCCAAGAGGTCCTTCTACAGCAATGTGAATATAGTCGCAGGCTTTCATTGAACACTCAATTGCTTGTTCTGCCCACTCAATATCCTTGACAATAGCAAACTCGGCGAGCGCGATGTGAGGAAACTTATATGGATGAACTACCTCAGTCTCAATACCAACATCTTTGAGACACTTGATAGTTGTTTGTAGTGTACGAACGACACCATTAACTTGTGGTTCCCACGCGTCCGTTATTAGTAGAAGCTTGCTCATGTTCTAACCACCTTATGATCTCTAATTTGCCATCTGTATGTTCAACAATCGACGTGCACGACTCAACCCAGTCGCCATCGTTAAGATATTGTATTCCGTCTATTATTTTTATTTCTGCATGATGAATATGACCGCAGATAACTGCATCATATCCTCTATTCTTGACTTCCTTTGCAACATTTTCTTCAAAGCTCGAAATAAAGCTAACAGCTTCCTTGACAGCGTGTTTCAAATACGAAGCCAAAGACCAATGGCCACGAATACCAAATGCGCCCTTCATTTTATTATAATTTCGGTTTAACCACAACATTAATGTATAACCTATATCACCAATCACAGCTAACCACTTATGATATCGTGTAACAATATCAAATTCATCTCCGTGAATGCAAAGGATCTCACGTCCATCAAATAGCGTATGGACATATTCTTCGTGGAGTTCTACATTGCCAAAGTTTAAATTGAAGCCAACATAGTTACGAAGGACTTCATCGTGATTTCCAGGAATATAAACGACTTTAGTTCCTGTTCGAGCCTTTTTTAGGAGTTTTTGTATTACCGTATTGTGCTCTGTTGGCCAATATGATTGACGCTTTAATGACCAGAAATCAATGATGTCGCCAATCAAGATAATTGTATCGGCATCATTTTCACGGAGGAAGGAAAGTAATTTGTCGGACTGGCAGCCACGTGTTCCGAGGTGGACATCGGATATCCAGATCGTTCGATATTTCATGCTGTCTCCTTGGGAGGTTCAGCCTATATTTATACTTTTAGGACACCTTCGGGGAGTTTCATTAGCCGAGGTAGATCACCGCCTCCCGAGCCATTCTTTGGAGATATGATATGTTGTCGCTCGATTTTATCGAGTTGAAAGTCAAAAAAGGAGAGAATTTCCATCTTTGCTTCGCTGTCACAAATATAAAATAATTGTTTGGAACCAAGCGGAACACTTGCTTTAAATTCAGCAAGTCTGTCTTCCGTCCAACCAGCAGCCTTGCGGTTCTCGATCATTTGATTCATTAATTCTTCGTCAACGACTTTCGCGCGTTGAAGTTGTTTTTCAAACAGGCTTCGAATGTTGCTCATTTAAAATCTCTGCTAAAATTTCTTTGTCGATTTCATCTGCAAGAATCTTTGCAATCTCTGATTCAAGATCAACGCCGTGTGTAATATCTAAGTCCTGCATTGCTTGAACAGTCCACGTTGCCTTTAGTTTGTTTTTTTGCGGCTTTCCATTTTTACCAAGACGTGGTACGATTGTGTGCTTTGTAATCTGCATAACTTAGTTAGTATGAAAGCAAGGTTGATATCGTGCCGTTGGCTCTCCATCCGACAGTCTGATTCCATCCTTGACAAAGAAGCGCGATCCGCTCAATGAACCAACGGAATCAGAATGAAATGTTCCATCAGCTTCCTTTTTCAAGACGAGAAGATATTTTGACTGTCTAACATTTTCAGCAGTGGTGTACAAATAATCATCTCCCTGCCTGTGTGCTTCGACAATATCAAAATACAATTCTTGACCATCTGATGCACGAATGTGAACTTGAACACTGCCGTCGTTCAACACAGTACTGTCAAAGAAAGATCCGCCCTTGTGGCATGTTGTTCCAAAACTGCCGAGTGCTCCAAAGTCCTTGACGACGTCAGCAACAGTAGCATTAGCAGCAGTTGCTGCGAGTAGTAATAGTCCAGCGAATAGTGTTTTCATTGTGTCTCCTATTAATTAGCAGAGAAGCAGGGTTGTAGCCATGGCGTTGGATTGCCGTCACACTTGAGTCCGTCACGAACATATTGTTCACCATCTACAATGGTTTCCGCAGCTCTGAATCTTCCATCGCCATCGAGCTTGTATACGATTACGACTGTTACGGTACGACCAGAGGCACTATATGTGACCGTACCAATTGCATGCACAAGTTTAGGATCTAGCTGAGTTGCAGACATAAAAACGTAGTGATTGACAGTACCAGCTACGGGGAGGTCAACTACAACATTATCTCCCTCAGTGTGGAAATCTCGAACATCACCATGACAGGTAGCACCAAACTTACCAATCATGTGATTGCTATTGAATACCTCAGCTGGTGTTGCAGCCATAGCAACCGTAGCAGAAAGTGAAAGAACTAGTGCAAATAGTGTTTTCATTATCGTAATCCTCCGTCAACGCCCTTGCTCACAACTGCGGTTGCACTCCAAGGATGTAATGATTCCAAGTGTTCTGTAACAATACTAAAGTCTTTAATTCTTCCTGCATTGTACATATTATCAAGACCTTCGTACAATAATCTTGCTGCATCTTCTGTAAACAACAAATTGCTACCATTCAATTCAGCAAACGCTTGTTCATCGCGACGCTTGCAAATAACAACAACTTCTGTTGGAACTTGCTTACGAGCCATCTCAACGACGTCTTCAATGTACACTGGATTATTTGGATCGAATTGAACAGTAATACGACCAATACTTCGTTGGCTATGACCATTCGCTGCCTTACCGCGCTTTGTCATTGCATCTTGTGCAAGTTCGAATGAGCAAGGACACGTTGAAGAATAAATGTATTCGACTGTCAGATAGAACTTGTATTCTGATGGTGTAAATCCTGGCGCATGTGAAAACGTATGTGAATGCTTCTGTCCTTCAAGAACACAGTCATAGAAAATGAACCCTTCCATCTTTTCCTTACTTAGATGAACACCCTCTGCTGTCTTAAAATAGTCTGGATCTTTTGTAATATCCGTACCAGCCTTGTAATGGGCTGGATTTAATTCTTTACGTGTGCGCAGTGCTGGCTGTGTCCAAGGATACTTGAATCGCATCTTACAATAAATGCTGTTTGATCCTTGCTTTGCTTGGAGTGCATCGAGGACATTCTTCAAACCTTCAATAGACATATGGTTTGCAATTTGCTCGTGCATAACAATTGGAAAACGTGATAGATTCAATCCCTTTGCATTGATGTTATCGAGTGATCCATACAAGGAAACTTTTGCATGTAATTTTTCTGCTGTTCCATCACGACGGATAAAGTTGACTGGAAGATCAACGCCTGTCACGCCGACCTTGTTCAAGCGAACTTTCGATCCAAAGATTGCTGGATCGATTTGTGGATCTGGTAAGTCTTTGTCGTCTGGATAATATTCTTGATCATACTCGAAATCAAGATGCGGCATATGACGATCATAGTTGTTGTGGCGAATCTTAGTCATTGTGGTTCCCTTTGATATATTCGATTTCTTCTTCAATTATTTCAACTCTTAGCGGAAGGATTGATGTTTCGATTATACTCAATTTATCGGGTGATGTCATCCGATAGATGGAATCGTGCATCATTAAATCAACCATCCGTCCGTAGAATTGGTTTGAACCTCTTACACCATCGTGTTCAATTTGAAACTTTCCACCCTCAAGATAGAACACATGACTATACGTGGCTTGAGCAACTTTGCATTGCTCATAATAGTTGTTTAGATAGTTGCTGTATTCGTTATTCCATCCAAGGACAACGGTAGCATATGTGAACAGATCAGTGTATGTACGCTCTGTAAACCAGATGTCGTCAGATTGAGCGGCTTCACACTCGTCTTCAATCTTTCGCTTGATAATTTCGTCTTGAAATTTGACTGTGAGAGGCTGATTGCTATAGACATCAGCCAATTCGTATCCCCAGTCTTTGAGAATTGATCGAGACGTTTTTCGTTCGATCACTTTGAATCCCTTTCGGGCAAGTTCATTTAATAGAGTTGTTTTACCAGATCCTTGACTGCCTGCTATTGCAATTAGCATTATTATTCTTTCTATAAAACGGAGGGAAGAGAAGACAAGATATAACGAATGGTACAATTACTCAATCATACAATAAAACAAGTAATGGTCTCAACATCATTCCAAATTCGCTTTGAACAATCGCACAAATTCGTTTAAGTTTTCGCGAAAGGATGATAACAACACGACCTTCCATTGTACGCTCGAATACTCGAGCAAGTATTTCGTAACTTCTCGGCTCACGCCTTTGAAACCAGCACGTCACTCATGGACGGCTGGCATCCGCCTCTCAACACACTCCCTTACTTTAGCCAACGTTTACATTAATAATCGTTCCATCCGTGTCATAGACAACGTTGACACGAGTAGAAATATGATCCGTCGTAATATCTGATCCTTTCGGATAGACACGAACTGTGCCGGGTGCAACTGAACGAATCTGTTCAATCATACCTGGAGTGTTAATGTTCTCTCCAATGAAATCCATCAGTCGTTGGAACGTATCCATTAGATTAGATTTTCACTCTTCAAGAACTCAACTTCAACTGGTAGTAGGTTGATTGTCGTTGATGCATTCAACGTCGTTAGTTGATCATCGATTTGCTCGATTTGACGCTCAAGATCAACAATTTCCTTCTTAACGTTGTTGTTAAATGGGACGACGAAAGAAACAACTTCACCACCAAACATCTGACGACCTGGCTCAGCATTCAATAATTGAGTGATCTTCCCTGACAATGCTGCAGCTGTGCTTAACTCGAGGTCACGATCGTTTTGATCAACTGACTTATAAACGCTCAAAACGTCAAGAGCAAGCTTACGCTGACTGATTGCATTGTTGATACCAGACGACTGGTTCTTGGTCTGGATACGTTCGCGAATTGCTGCGCGAAATTGAACTGCATGCAACTTGCGATTGCATTCGACGGTAAATGTTGCAGCCTGTGAATCGATAGCAACCTGAACCTTTGTTGGATCAGCAGCCTTGTTGTTCATCGTGCTGGCAGCAACGGTCCAGATGTTGATACCGCCAGTGCGGTTCAATGTGATTGAATTTTGTAGACGTGTAAGCTTCTCAACTAGCTTGTGTGCTTGACGTAGTGTAATGTTCATTACATTTCTCCTCTATAGTTTTATAAGTATACGACATCTGTCAATGACAGACAACATTGAATTGGTCGGAGATGAGGGATTCGAACTCTCGACTTCTTGCTCCCAAAGCAAGCGCACTACCAGGCTGTGCTAATCTCCGATTGACCGTGCTCTCCGGCCTGCCAGGCTCTACTTCGCCTCGTCAGGAAGATGCCTAAGCGGACACCTCCATTGCTACGCGTTCTTTACGCTGTACGCTTGATCAAATGAAAACCAAATTGTGTTTGTACAGGACCAACTACTTCACCAATTGGAGCTGCAAATACTGCATCTTCAAACGGCTTGACCATCATTCCTTCAGAGAAGGTTCCAAGGTCTCCGCCTCTCTGACTGCTCGGACACTTACTATGACCCTTTGCAATCATTTCGAACGGTAGGCCAGAATTAATCTGCCGCTGTAGAGCAACTGCTTCATTTAGCGTTGATACTAAAATATGACTCGCACGAACTTGCATATTTATCTCCTATATTCTGACTGTTTTTTATTGTTGGACAGAAAACAACAAGGGTCGATCTTTCGATCATACCGCCCCACCACTCGTTCATTGTATGGAACGAGACATTGTTCTTGGTGGAGGTGACAGGGATCGAACCTGCGACATCCAGCTTGCAAAGCTGGCGCTCTCCCAACTGAGCTACACCCCCATGAAATTCTATTTATGCATTACCCGGATTATCGTCGTGCTTGACCAAACTCAAAACTTTACCTTCATTCAACAGCTGTGGCTTTGGTTCTTGTTGCTTGCGTCCCTTTGGATCGTCCATAAAGACGATTTGAATGCGAAGGCTATTTTTGCTATCGTCTTCGTTCTTGAACACGCGATCGAACCACTGTGAGAGTCGACCCTTCTTGTTGATCACCATCAAATAACGACCAACTATTTCATCCGCACTTTCAACGACGCCATCTGCTACCATCCCATCGGCAAGTACAGCGACTACCTGATTAGCAAATTCCTGCAACGTCTCTTCTGTGTATGAATATACATTCATATTAGCCTCCGTAATACGCAATTACTTTTTGCAATGCTTGTTTTGTTTCAACGTTATTAGCGTGATCAGCAGGATGACGAATTGGACGTTCCTTCAAACTTGCATTAAGCAATTTCAAGTGAGCCTTCAAACTATCAAGAGCGATAAGATCGGCTGTATCCCAATCAATCTCAAATTTTGGTTTGATTCTCTTTGCCATTTACATTCTCCAAACGAGTATCAAGTATATTCTGTTTACGACTGTTTGTCAACTTCTTGTTGGACAATCTTTGTTGCATATGCATCACCATCTTCGACGGTGATCGTCATTCCGGCCTTCTGCGCAAGTTTCCGCATTGACATATTTCTCCACTTACACAGTGTGCACAACTTTTTAATACCAATCGCTTCACAAAAATGAACCATCTCATTGAATAGTCTTTGTCCTGTTCCTCTCGTTTGAAATTTGTCAAGAACAGAGATTGCAATTTCTCCGTTCCTATCAAAACGATGCAATAGACGAACCTCACAAAATCCAACGAGCATTCCATCGTTTGAAAATGCTCCAAATATATACGCTTGTCCTTCTTTGACGTCTTGTTCAAGTTTATGAACATACGCGATAATAGCTTCACTGTCCATCGGACGACAAAATCGCGAATACCTTGACTCTTCGCTGAGCATCATTAGATGTCGTTGAATATCAAGAAAGTTTCGCCACATTGGTGTTAGACGACCAACTTCGTTTATCTCTTGCTTCTTTGCGTTTTCGTATAGAGCAGTGGCATATTCATATTGAACAGGAATTTTGCCATCAATGCATTCACGAATATATTTTTCGTATTCGTTCATAGGTCGCAGATATAAATTTGTACTGGTTTGATTGAAGG